GGAGCTCCGCAAATGGCAGCACCCAAAGTCAGCTCATCTCTCCCAACAGTTGGGCAATTTGATACCAAAGTATTTGTGACTGAAGGTGACATCCGAAGAACAACCGATCGTGTGGATACGACAAGAAAAGTATCCGTTGTAAAATAACGCTATTTAATAAAGATGAAGTTACCAGTATACCGATTAGACATAAATGAGTTTGATGAAGAGACAGGCGTTGAGTTCGTTTCTTTGGTAGAAACTCCAGCCATACAAAAGGACTTTCTTGCATTTGCAGAAATTACCCAAAGGTTTGAAATCAAGGATGAAGAAAAACGCATCGTTACAGGTGCAGCAATGATTGCTGATCTACCCATCTACCGAAGGGACGATGTTCGTGGTGAATACTATGTGGTATTTGACAAGGAGAGCATCTTCAAGATTGCAAAGAAGTGGGCAAGGTCAAACAAGTACGATGCGGTGAACACTCACCACAAAACACCCATCGCAGATGGCGTGAGCTTGTTTGAATCATACATCATTGACCGTGAACGGGGCGTGATGCCACCGAAGGGATTTGAAGAAGTTGCCGATGGTTCTTGGTTTGTTTCATACCTTATCGACAACGATGAAGTGTGGGCAAAGGTTAAGTCAGGCGAGTTCAAAGGATTCTCAGTTGAGGGTGTTTTTGACTTTCCCGTTGATGCTGATGAGCAACTAATTGAGGAGATGAAATCCTTGCTTTCCAAATGGAATGGCAAATAAAATTGCAACACTTAAAACAAAAACCTAATTATATAACAAATGAACGCAAAAGAAACACTCAAGGAAATCCGCACAATGCTTGGATTCTCTGACGAACCCGTTGCCGTTGAATTAGCGACTGCTACTTTGACCGATGGCACTGTAATTAATTACGAAGGCGAATTGGCAATCGGAACTGCCGTCTTCGTTCAAACTGCTGAAGGTGATATCCCAGCACCTGATGCAACCCACGAATTAGAGGGTGGGATGTTGGTGACAACCGTTGACGGAATCGTTACCGAAATCGTTGAACCTGAAGTTGAGATTGAAGTTGAAGCCGAAGAGTTCGCAACCGTATCTGCATTCAACGAAGTAGTTGCCAAGATGGAAACTGCAATCGCTGAATTGACTGCTAAGGTGGCAACATTGACTGCATCAAACAACAACCACAAAGAAGCAATGAGCAAAGCAATCGACCTAATCGAGAAAGTTGCTGACTTGCCTTCAGAAGAACCAACCAAAACTCCCGTTTCAAACAAGAAGAATGATCAGTTTGAAGCATTGAAAAGATTAAAAAACTCACTAAATAAATAAACTAAAACTATGGCATTTTCAGTCGGATCACTCACGAATTACAACAACGAACAATCAACAGATTTGTTGGTTAAAGCATTGTTCAGCGGCAAAACTGCTGCTGCGATGTACGCTGCTAACCAAGTGCAAGTAGGTGTAAAATCATCTGCCGCCTTGAACATTCTTGCTTCAACTGTATTCTTTCAAGCTGATGGCTGCGGATACAACCCAAGCGGAACAACTACCTTCACACAAAGAAACATCACCGTTGGTGCTGTGAAAGTTGAAGAAACTCTTTGCCCAAAGACATTGGAAGCAAAGTGGATGCAAACACAAATCATGCCTGGTTCACCAACAATGATTCCTTTTGAGGAGCAAATTGGTAACGAGAAAGCAGCCGTGATTGCACAAACTTTGGAAACTGCAATTTGGCAGGGTGATACTACTTCAGGTAATCCTAACTTGAGCCGTTTCGATGGTTTGTTGAAGATTATCTCAGGTGCATCTCCAACATTGGCAAACGCTGCCCCAACAACTTTCACAACTGTAACTTCTGCAAACATCGATGACATCTTGGATCAAGTTTATGCAAACATCCCTGCTGCCGTTGCTGAAAAAACTGACTTGGTTTGTTTCTTAGGCATTGATGCTTACAAGTTGATGTTGGTAAACTTGAAGAACGCTAACTTGTTTCATTATGTTGCTGATGCAGCGACTACAATGGAAATGGTTTATCCTGGTACTAACATGAAGTTAATCGCCGTTGGTGGTTTGAATGGAACTAACAAGATTGTTGCCGGTTCATTGTCAAACTTCTTCTTAGGAACTGACCTTGCAAATGAAGAGGAAATCGTAAAGCTATGGTATTCAATCGATTCAGACGAAGTAAGATTCCGCTTAACTTTCGCTTATGGATGTCAGGTAGCCTTTCCGTCCGAAATCGTTTATTTCACCCTTTAATCTAAAAAATTAATATGGCATGTCTGCTGACTTCCGGATTTACACTTGATTGCAAGGAAGCAATCGGTGGAATTAAAAGCATCCATCTGATTAGTTGGACTGCTTCAAAGTTTACCGTTGTTAGTGGTGTAGTAACCGCGACAACTGTGGTGAGCGGTGATGTATACACTTACGAGCTACCTAAAGCAACCGGATCAATGACAAACACTACAAATGTTTCGATTGAGAACGGCACATCTTTCAACCAAGCCGACATTGCGTTCAAACTTCGCAGATTGTCAACCACCAAACGCAACGAGATGAAACTCCTTGCACAAGGTCGTTGCTATGCAATCGTGAAAACGAACAATGACGAATATTGGTTAGCTGGTAAGGACTTGGGTTGTGATGTGACTGCAATGGTCAGCAACACGGGTACTGCTATGGGGGACTCTACTGGATATGAGGTGACTCTATCCGCCATTGAAGCTGAAGCACCATTCTTGGTACAAGCATCAGTGATCACAACATTGGGCATTTAATTCTGCTTGATTCATAGAGAGAGAGGGTGGGCATTTGCTCACCCTTTTTTGTTACATAAAAGACAAGTCGCTATTTTATTAAGATGTTGGTAATTGACAAAGCGGAATCGAAGAATTGGTATGTAACTCTGACCGAGAAAGTCACGATTGCAAACCCTTATTTCTTGTTTGCATTCACTCATCGTGTGACCAATGAATTGACAACGGTCATCTTGACTGACATCTCCACTCAAACTGAGAGATACAACAAATTTGCAGTCATTGAGGGGACAACATTTGACCTTGATGCAGGTGAATTTGAGTATGTCATCTACGCACAAACATCATCCACCAACTTAGCACCATCGTTGGCGAACGAAGAAGTTGAAAGAGGTGTATTGAAAGTTGAATTTGATGTCACTCGCACATCATACGAAGTCACTCTCAACGAGAAAATCTATGAGATTGAACAACCCACACAAATACTATTTATGTTGCTTGAGAACGGGGATTTTATCCTCCTTGAAAGCGGTGATAAAATACTACTATAATGGCAGATCAAAAGATATCCCAATTAACCACTATCGTCACCGTTGATACGGCAGCGGATTTGTTTCCAATCGTTGATACATCAGCAGCAGAAACAAAGAAAATCACACCAACTGCGTTGAAAACGGCATTGGCATTGAATAATGTTGACAACACAAGTGATGCAAACAAGCCAGTTTCAAGTGCAACTCAAACGGCATTGGATGCGAAACAAGCAACACTTGTATCAGGAACAAATATCAAGACCATCAATTCAACTTCCATTTTGGGAAGCGGAAACATTTCAATTTCATCGGCAGTTGCTTGGGGTGGAATTACAGGCACTTTGTCAGACCAAACCGATTTGCAGACGGCATTGGATTTGAAGGTAGACGAAAACGCTGCGATCACTGGAGCAACTAAAACAAAAATCACCTACGATGCAAAAGGTTTGGTAACTGCAGGAGCGGACTTGTCTGCAGGTGATTTGCCCACTGGTATAGATGCTGCAAAAATTAGCACGGGATTAATCAGCAATGCTGAGTTTGATTATTTGAATGGCTTGACGGACAATATCCAAACACAGTTGACAGGTAAGCAAGATGTTTTAGTATCTGCAACCAACATCAAAACTATTAACTCTACATCGGTGTTGGGTAGTGGGAATATCGCAGTAGAACCAACAATCACCGCCACAACTTCAGCAGATTATTATCGCGGTGATAAGACCTTTGCAACTTTGAACAAGACCGCAGTAGGTTTGGGTAATGTTGACAACACAACGGATGCAAACAAACCCGTTTCTACTGCCACGCAAACTGCACTTGATGCCAAGACAAACAAACTTATTGTAACCAACCGCCAAACGGCATCGTATACCTTAGTGCTTGGTGATGCTGATAAATTGGTTGAGATAAACAATGCAAGTGCAAATAACTTGACAGTCCCATTGAATAGTTCGGTGGCGTATCCAACGGGTACACAGATACTTTTGGCACAATATGGGGCGGGTCAAACAACCATCGTTGCAACAAGTGGCGTAACCGTCCGAAGCAACGGGGCAAAGTTGAAACTCAACGCTCAATATAGCGGTGCAACTTTGATTAAGATTGATACTAATGAGTGGTATTTATTTGGAGATATAGCGTAATGATTTTAGCAAGTCACGGATTAATCGCAAGTTCAATTAGTGGAGTAGATGCCGATTGGTTGGCATACTATAACCGAGTTATTGCGGCAGGTGGTTCACTTTCTACAACGGAGCAAAACGCCACAAAGACATTGGTTGCAGATTTAAAGGCCAATGGAACTTGGTCGGCAATGAAAGCCATTTATCCAATGGTTGGGGCAAGTGCCGCAGCGTGTGCTCAGAACTTAAAGAGTGCAAGTTTTACGGGTACATTTACAAGCGGTTGGACTTTTGCGAGTACGGGAGTAACACCAAACGGAATAAGTGCGTATATGGATACCGCGTTAAATACATTAACAAATTTAACAACCACAACCGCTCATTTGTCTATTTATGTGCGTAACAATTCGAGTGTTGTAAACCCCTATGATTTAGCAAATTCTACAAATTTGGGATTAACAGTTGACCCAACTTTTTTAGTTTCACGATATTCAAATAATACTGCATATTTTGGAATGGCAGATACCACTTATGGTACAAGCGTATCCAGTACAGATTCTCGTGGGCTGTGGTTAGGTGCTACAAATGGATCGAGGGCTCAAATTCTTTATAAAAATGGAAGCTCTGTTGCAACCGGTACGGGTTCGGGAAGTTTTGCAAATAATAATTTATATTTAGGGGCAGCAAATGGAGGAGGTGTTGCGTCTCTTTTTTCAAGTAAACAATACGCCTTTTGTACCATTGGTAATGGATTAAGCGGAACTCAAGCATCCAATTTTTACACCGCAGTACAAGCGTTTCAAACCACTTTAAGCCGAAATGTATGATAGGTTACACACTTACACCCGACCAAAAGGATTCAATACAAGGGCAATACTACGCACCTTATCAGTTTTTTAATTGCGTTGAAGATATTGACGGCGTTTGGTTTTTGTTTTTATCAGATGAGGACAAACCCGAAGTTGCAATAACTGAATACGCTTGGGTTTTAGATTTACCCGAAGCCGAATACATCCCACCACCAGCACCACCATTCCCACCACAATGAAACTAAGCGGTCGTAGTTGGATCGCTTTGATAATTGCGTCAGTCATTATGCTGACCTTTCTTTCCGTGCAGTCAGCACTTGTTTTCAAATACATTGAGCCGACCTATACATCGGCTCTTTTTGGCTATTGGTCAATTATTGCCTTTATGCCTTTTTTCTATTTTGTGGTGATTGAGTTCGTCAGAAAAGCACGACATAAATTCCAATCAATAGATGATACATTCAATGCCATTGATGCCAGTAATATCCTGTTAGAGTTTGACAAGGATGGCACAATCACAAAAGCCAATCCAAAGTTTTACACAGTTCTCGGCTATGATGACATTATTGGACAATCGCACAAAGTTCTTGTTGCTGACTTTGTTCAATCACAATGGCAATCGTTTTGGAATGAGCTGAGAGTTGGCAGATTCAAGCAAGGAGAATATCAACGGCTCAAATCAGATGGCTCAGAGATTTGGCTATTTGGTAACTACAACCCCATCAAAGATCCATACGGTGAAGTTTACAAAGTGATGCTGATTGCAACCGACATCACCGACAAGAAGATAATTGAAGCGGATGTAAACAAAAAGAATTCCTATTTGGAACACGCTGCGAAGATTCTAAGACACGATATGCACTCAGGTATCAATACATACATTCCTCGTGGTTTAAGTTCCTTAAAACGCAGATTGTCTGAAGAGCAAATCAAGGAACTAAAGATTGATGCACCCTTGCGAATGATTGAAGAGGGATTGACCCACACGCAAAAAGTGTACAAGGGAGTGAAAGAATTCACCAACCTTGTGAAGGCAGATGCACAACTTGAAAAGAACGAGTTTGATTTGCGTGAAATTCTAATCAGTTACCTGAGCAGTACCAGTTATGAAAAGCAAGTTGTCATTGAAGAACTACCCACTATTGAAGTGAACGAGTCGTTGTTTTGTACTGCCGTTGATAACCTAATCAGAAACGGGTTAAAGTACAATGATAGTTCAACAAAGGTGATTCGCATATTTGCCGAGGACAACTATCTTTGCATCGTTGACAATGGTCGTGGAATGAGTCAAGAGGATTTGATTCAATGGTCGCAACCATACAAACGAAAAGAAGGGCAGAAAGAAGCTGGAAGCGGATTGGGTTTGAACATATGCATTGCCATTATGGATGAACACAAATTCCCGGTAACTGCTGAGAAATTAGAAATAGGTACAAAATTAAAGATAAAAATACGATGATTAATTCCATATTGCTTGTAGATGACGAGGATTTGTTCCACTTGGTTTTTGAAGATTCTTGCTCCTTGCTGGACATCACACTTTCCCTGCAAAGTTTGACATCTTCAGACGAAGCCGATAGGTTATTTAAGAAGTGGTTCAATGAAGGGCTTGATGAAGAACGCCCCGAATGTGTGTTTGTGGATTTGAACATCATTGGTTCTTCATTTGATGGGATTGAGTTGATCAGGAAAATCAACACGGAGTACGGCAACGGGGTTGTCATCGGAATCATCTCCAGTTCAGACGATAAACAAGAAATTGACAAGGCGAAATCCGTTGGAGCTCAGTTTTGGATTATTAAATCAGATGAGATTGAGCCAAGATTGGAATCCTTTCGCAGAGATTATCAAGGGTACAAGAACAAAACTGCTCCGTTTAAGGTATACAAGTGATTCTAAGCAATGATACTGCCCAACAACTGCTGAACCTATGGAAAACAAAAAAGGTTGGTTTAGAGGGCAATGTCTTGAAAGTCATCCAAACAACGGATGAGGAATTCCAAAGGTACATTGATGAAGCAAAGCAGCGTGATCAAGAAACAAGACGGAAACGATTAGAGATCACCAAACAAGTCCAATCTCAAAACAAGGACTTAATTGAAAGCCAGGCGGATCGTGAGAAGTTGATGATTGATTTGCAAGAATCACTTGCACAATCTGAGATGCTCAAGAACGCAGCCGTTGAGGATTTGGAATCACTACAAAAAAGGACTCAGTTTGAACTGATTGGATTGATTGTAAAGGTCGCATTGTCGGTGATTGGTGCGGTTTGTATCTTGACAACGATTCTTTATTTGTATGTCATCAGTAAGGGGTTAAATTCTACAATCATTGAAACTACCTGGAGCAATCTATTTGGAATCATCTTGACCAACTCATTCTCAATCATAGGAACGATTATGGGTGTTAAACATATGGCAGATAAAAAGTAATGGAAAAGATAGCAGAAATGTACATCGTCAGCATCTTCGCAGGAGCGATGGTTGCATTGTTATTATTTGGAATTGTGTTCTTCGTAGATCAGTATTATATGGAGAAAGACAAAAAGCAACACAAGTAGTAAATTTCTATTTGTTTGCGTGGCATCTATCAAAAAACCTTCAGCACTTCCAGTATCGTTTGACCAATTTAAGAAAAATCCAATTGCTGCCGTGGCTTTTTGTATGCTTGTGGCTGTCAGCTATCTTTACATTGACCTTCGTTCAGGGTATAAAGAGCAGATTGAAAAGAGTAATCACAAGATAGATCAACTTGATATTAAGATTGACCGATTGACCTACGCCCTGAAGCGTTCGGATTCTGCATTGGCATCTGCCATCACGGAGATTCGCATAATGAATACTATGAAGAAACTATGAAACACATCACATTGCTTTTTGTCGCTTGTTTTTTTGTGGGGATTATTGCCACACCAATTAAAAAATCAAAGTCAGTACCTGTTGACGAGGTGGAACTGATGCTCCAAAAGATATCTGAGAATTTAGAGATGGCATCGGTTGCAACTGCACAAGCAAAAGCAATGGGTGAGAAGATGGTCGCTGAGAAAGTTGAAGAGAAAGCACAGTTAAAAGAAGCCGTTGCCATTGCCGA